CTGAATTAATATTATATGATTCAAGATAATTATTATTTTGATATAGCCCACATTCCAACAGGATTTTTTTATCATTATATTTTATGTAAATACAGCTTCCTGTGACATCGTTAGCATTTTGACCAATTAAATAAATGCCGTCATCTTTTTTCTTTTTTCCTATGTCAAACACCAACTTTCAAGTAAGTAAATATTGTTCAAAAATGAAAATCTCGCTTATTTTTCTTGATATAAAGATCTGTGCGGTTTATAGATTTTCTATAATTATTCAATAATTCTACAGACTTAAAATTTGTTGTCATAAAATATTTTTTTGATCTACTTTTATGACTTTTATTTACTGTTTTTACATCATATCCTCTGCCTTTTGAACGCAGATATTCAGCTTCTTTTGCATTAATACTTATCAATATTAATTTCCTCACTTTATTTTATTTCTCCGAATAGGAGATGAACGGATATAAAAGGACTCGAACCTATATTACACGGTCCGTAGCCGTGCGCTCTATCCATTAAGCTATATATCCTTGTGTAGACTCAAAAGGCTCATTATCTGTCGCGATCAGAGACAAAACCTTTTAATAAACCTAATCCATGCGTATACACACCTCATAGTAAAACTTATCTACCTGTTTTATGGAATTTTGATTTAATTTGTCAACCTAATGGGAGAAGATGGAGTTGCACCACCCGAGTCAATGACAACGGTTTTACAGACCGCCCCGCTACTATCTACGGAATATTCTCCCATAATAAACACATCCTCAAGGACTTGAACCCTGTTCTATGGTTTTGGAGACCATTGTATTACCACATATACTAAAGATGCACACCAAGCCTTTCCAAAAATGAAAATATCAAGCCAGGATCAAACTCTCTGATAAACGCCGTGCACACGATTCGAACGTGCAAGTCCTTTCGGACCAACAGTTTTCAGGACTGCTTCCTCACCAACCCGGACACACGGCATAAGCTAAAATAGGGACTCGAACCCTAAACCTGCTGGTTACAAATCAGCTGCTCCACCAATTGAGCTATTCTAGCAACATTTCATCCGTCTTTCCGGATCGCCAGACCACCCTAGTAGTCATTCACCAATTAAAACTTGACAAGATTATCCAATTATGATACGATACCATCCTGCTAGAGGTCGAGGACTCCAAAAGAGTTCATAGGGAGATTTTTCTCTCGTGGTAAACCAAGCAATATACAACGGTTATTTTCATACGGCCGCCTTTTATAGGGCAAACTTCGGCTCATGTGCCTCCGATCGGATATGAGAGGAGGTTTATAAACTATGGATAAGTATATTACATATATTATTCTAGGACTTGATGCACTCAGTTGGGTGCTAAGAGTTATTAAAACATTCTGTTAATTTCTTGTTGTTGAGCTTGGCGGGTATATAATTCCATATTGGATTAATAATAGTAGAAGCTGCGTCCTACAGCTTCTTTCTTTGTCTTTTTCTATGATATGCTACAATCATATAACCTGGAGTCACATGGCAGGATTTTCACCTACGAATTCCCACAGTAGGTGGGCTGTAATTTACATATCTTTAAACGCAAAGCGGAATATTCGAAATTCAATCCTATAATAGGATCACATGACTTAGCAGGTCAGTTCCGTGCCTTACGGATTCACTTTGCAGAGGAGAGCAGGAGACCGGAGCCTCCTGCGAAAAACATGAAGAAAACTATAAAAACACAATGAAGACGAGAATGGACGAATAGAACCATTCTCGATACTGCTTGTGGGACTTGAACCCACACGGTTTTAAAACCACAAGAGCTTAAATCTTGTGCGCCTGCCAATTACGCCAAAGCAGCATTTTATAGGAAATTTATTGTAACTAGCTACAAATGGTTTTACAGTTATGAATGCCACCATCCAAAATAATCCTTAAGGACTCCAAACCTAATACCTTTAAGTACCATATGGGAATTGAACCCATATCATTTGATTGGAAGTCAAATATCATAGCCATTAGACCAATAGTACATAATGTCCGGTACGGGAATCGAACCCATATTACAGCCTTGAAAGGGCTGTGTCATAGACCTATTAGACCAACCGGACTCGCCGGGATGCGAAGATTCTGCCTCTTTGTTTGTCTTATTACCTACTTCGTATATACAGAGCTATAGTATATATACTTTTTCAGATAATTAACTCTATAGATATGAGAGCTAATTATAAATCTTTAGAAGTGATCTGCTTCTACTTTTGCATCCCATAAAACTAGGAAAACTGGACTTGAACCAGTATTGGTGCCACGCGAACACCAGCTTTACCTATTAAACTATTTCCTAAAAATAGCGGAACCAGGATTCGAACCTGGGTCTCTAGGGTATGAGCCTAGCAAGGATCCACTCCTCTATTCCGCATTATTTGCATTTTTATGGCAGAACTATATCAAGCATCGTTTCAAGATGCTTCAGCATGTTCACTTATTACCTACTAAGAATGATTGCTTAATCCCGATCAGAATATATTAGTAACTCGGTTAATTTCACATATACTATCTGTATATATCCTGTGCAATCCATTCACTCCAAACTTTTAGATGCCATAAACTGATCCAGTAGGACTTGAACCTACGACACGCTGGTTAACGGCCAGCCGCTCTACCAACTGAGCTATGGACCAAGAGTAGCCTGGGACCAAAAGATCCCAGGCCAATATATTAATTGCAGAGAGGAGGTGCAATATAAGCAAAATTATATTTTGTATCTGTTATAATTTTCTCTTAGGAATTTACAGCCTCTTTAATTGCCTTACCGAATTTACATCTTACAGCGTTCTTAGCTGCTACCTCAACAGACTCACCTGTCTGCGGATTACGAGCTGTACGTGCCTCTTTATGTACTACTGCGAGAGTGACACCATCCATAAGTTTTACTTCCTCGCCACTTGCGAGAGTATCAAATGTTACATCCTGCATAGCATCAAGAATGGCCTTGATATCCTTCTGAGTCTTCTCTGTACGTGTTGCTACTTCCTTAATAAATCCAACTTTATTCATTTTTGTTTCTCCTTTTTCTCTTATAATTTATTTTTTTGATATAATAAAAGCAGCGCACCGGAATGCACTGCTTTATGTGCTATTAAATTAAAATTTGAATAACTTTATTCTTTAATTACTGAAAATATTATGTGCGATTTTTTCTCCGACTGAATCAAGTAAATGAACTGATGTGATATAAGAAGTGATTATATTTCCTTCTTTATCTTCGCGTTCAATTTTAATTCCTTTACAATCAGGATTTGTGCAAGTCATAATATTTCCGCCAGTATATGTCAATGGGTTGCCACAAGCTCTACAAATATGTTTACTAAGAAATGATTCCTGCTGCTTTTTAAGTTTTTTAGCATCACGAGTTTTATTAGTAATCTTGGGTAATCCCCAGGATTCTCTGAGATCTTTAAAAGAAGTGTAGTGTTCTGTGGTCCCTTTGGACATTCTATAATTTTTCATTTTGTTCTCCTTGTTTTCAAATATATATTTGGTAAAAAGCGTTGCATCGGGCGGCAAGTGAGACGGTCGGGGGAGACGTATAATGTTCCTGATTAACACTTTTTTTATACCGGATGTTTTCGCCCATCCGGAAGGCATCAACTTATTTAAATTCGAATTCCATATTTAAACACGCAATCGGCAATAGCGCGGAAGGTTTCGCTATTTTTCAAGGAGCTGTCTACGCACATGTATCAATATCCTACGTATAATATTGACCTGAAGACGTAACGAAGCAAAAAGTTACTTCCCTCATATAGCGGAGTAAACGATAGCCTTAATATTCCGTATTTTATATGGACTTTTTTATGATATTTTTTTTTAATTGGTGCATTTTTTAAAATTATTTAAAAAAGCCTCTTCATTCATATTAAAAAGCAAGTTTAATAAATTACGTGTATATCCAAAGGCTTTACTTTTTCTTCCTGCGGTTTTTATATTAAGTGCTGCTATGATTAAACGATTCATAGTTTTAGGAGTACTAATCTTCATTTTTTTTAAATCTAATAATATCAACTCAAATCTTTCTGAATATATGATAACATCTTGATCAGACATATTATTTTTACTTAATAAATCTAATTCTTTAGCATATTCAATGATTTTTGCCATTTGACGCTTATTTGTACTTCCTTTTACATTAATAATAAATTCTTCTGTTGGTATAGTATCTCTCGTTGATGCACGTTTAATTTCACCTAAAACAATTTGTAAAGCATTCATAGGACATATAAGATCAGAACAGATTCTATTATTTAGCCTATTTTTTTGTTCATTAACAATATCTTTTTCAATTTCTTTACCATTCTTTGTATAAGAAATTTTTCTAGTATATCGCATAAATTCTGGAAAATCCATTTTTTGTTTTATGACATTTCCATCGTCGTTTTCAATCTCTATAAATCTATTCATACAACCAAGCTTCTTAATTCGTTTTATTTCATCTAAAGCGTCCACTTCGTATTCTCTTTTACAACCATCAATTATAACCTGAGCTAATACAGAAAGAATAACAAAATTATCATATAATTCTCTTGTTGGTTCAGTCCAATAATATGTCATAGCAAGCTGTGCAAGATTACTAGATTCACCAATTCCAATACGAGATTTTGCAAATTTATTATCCATACGAGCATATTCTTTCATAGTATTTTTATATGTAAGACCGCTTTCTTTAAGTTTATTAACAATAGTAGGATATTTCTCATATGCAACTTTTGCACTTTGTACCATTACATTATTATTCGTTACAAAGAAAAAATCCGAATCAAAATCACATCCATTAGCACGATCTTGTACGTCTGTCCGAATACAATTCACAAACATTATATTCTTGCTTACTTTAAAGTACCGTTTTAATTCTGGTGTATAATGATTATGCAAATAACAGATATTATTTGGACTATTATGAGGATTACGAATTCCGCATAAATATTCTTCATCAGAAAATCTGGTAGTATAGCATTGAATAGTTCCAGATTCAACTTTCAACGTAGGATCATTCTCTGGATTTTCTCCAACTACCTTCATTAATAAAGCATATGGACTACCAAATATAGTAAGATTATCTCCATTTATTACGATTTTTCCTGTTCTTAACCTGTTGACATAAGTATTCAATATTTTGTATTTTTCAACCCTAAACCAAGTGCTGTCGCTAAATTTATTTTCCCAATCATATAATTTTGCAAGCATCCTATAATGATTAACAACTGTGGCGTTTTTCCTGAGATATTTTGCATAAATCCCATTATCTTTCTTCATGGATTCAACATAGTCAACACTTTCCTTGGCCAACTCACGAATCTCATCTACGTAACAGCACGGATAAGCACTATCCGGATTATAAGATGGGAGAGTATTGATCATCTGATAGCTCATCTGCTGTCCAGATCCAAGCTTACTAGGATGATCAGTTTTAACTATGCCCCAGTAGCAACCGTCTGCCTCAACACGATCACACCAATACTGATAAGCTTCTGCAGGAGTATCGCCCATTAGATTCATGAATTTCTTCCATTTAATAGCATTATCAGTTGTGATCATCTTAATATCTTTCAATCTATGATATATACCGAACATATCTTTAACTTCGTATGTATCATAATCAACATTATTTTTCTCGCACCAGTCCTTAAAGAAGAGTTGTATATTGGTTCGGATCGCACAAGCTTTAAAGAAATGATTACGCAGCAGTGCCATACCATTCACCCAATCCGGTAGGATAGAAGACTCTGCCAGGGCTTCACCATCCCATAAAGTATTCTTTACCTCAGTTTCTTCATCTGTAACCACACATTTTTTCTTTTTAACCTCAATAAGTTTGTATCTCTTAGTATACTTAGGAGTAATACCATCCTTTAAGAATTTCTTTTCCCGGATTGCCTTTTGTCTTGCGGCCTCAGTAGCTTCTTCATCAACAACCTTTTCGTAATCTGTATATTCCTCAGCCTTTACGATCTTGGCCATAGTTTTAAAGAAACTGTCATGATCCTTTAATATAAGGATATCTTTTACCGGGCAAAAGAATTTTCCTACAATAGTAGAAGTAGTAAGTGGAGCATAAGCAGACATTTCTACGATTTTAGCATCATCTATAGGCATCTTTTCACCTAATCCCATAGTTAGCCAATCGTAGGCTTTTTTATATAAACGGCTATTAATAAACATAACCTGTCCAATTTTCGCTTTAGAAGAGTTTCGATAGAGCATTTTATAGTTGATAATTTGTGTTTCTTTTTTGTCTCCAGACTTGTTTATATATTCAACATCGACACCATTCTCATAAAACAGTTCTCTGATTTCATCTTTTGAATATTTAGCGTAATTATTTTTGTTTTCTTCAATTTTCTTGAATATATCTCGTATACGTTGTTTAGATTCCTCAGACATTTTCTTGTCTTCTTCGAATCCTGCAAATTGTTTTTTTAAATGGATTAATTCTTCTTCATAGCTGCGGCTGCCAAAATCAAAATCAAGACAAATAATATCTCTAGTACTTGTATCTTTCCATACATTTAATCCATTTGCTCTTATATAATCACTGAATAAGCTATTACTGAACATAGCATCAGTGTAATCGTATCTATCTCTGACACCCTGATTATATCCAAAGAGAGTGCCGGCTTTAATATTTTTTATTTTTAAACCAAACTCAGACAATCAATAAAAATCTCCTTCCTATATTATATTAATCAGTTACCAACGCCGTATTTATATTTCCATATCATCTAAAAAAGTGATGATTCAGCCCTACGTCCGCGTAAATATTCATGAAAAGGATTAGGAGGTATAGTTATAGAATTTGATGTACCAGTATCATTGAATATCGCATCATGTACATTTTCTACATGTCCTGTTGAAGGATTTCCCCATATACGTTCGGTATGCTCAGGCTCCTTATCTAATTTATTAAGATATTTTTGTAGCTCATTCATCTCTTTATATAATTTGCTCTTTTCCATAGGAATAATACATCTTTGAATACGTTTTCTAAGATCACTAATTTTCTTACGAAGTTTTTTCTTTTCTTTTTTAAAAACATCTGACTTGTTTATTTTCTCCTCAAATTCTTTATTCCTTCGAGAAATATAATATCTTTTTAAAGCGTCAGAAAATGTATCCATTAAATCGTTCCAGGACATATCCTCTAATTCTTCGAACGAAATGTTCTTAGAAAAGTTAATAATATCCTGTACTAATTCTAATGTAAGCAGCAGTGTTTCGTATTTAAGAGTACTTCTGAACATACGAAACTCTATAGTATTAGAATGCTGCAGATTTAATGCAGCCTTTTTTCCAATATTTCTATATTTTCCATAAAGTGTAACTGCAGTATCTGATGTACATTTATCTCCACAAAAAACGCTATAATCATTATTACGACGAGCAATTATACACAGATCATCATTGAATTTTTCAATAATATATAGAATCTTTGCAATTACTAAATCTTGTTGGAATTTTGTCCTGCCTAAATATTTCCGGTCAGCATGGATATGTAATCCGGCACAATCACAATCATGTCCTTTATATCCAACGGAGTCCAGATATTTAAACATTTTTCTATAATTCATCTTATTTTTATGAAACTCCAGGCTACATGGCATAGTATCAAATTCAATCTGTACAGTGCCATCATGTGTGGAATAAATTAAGCTCTCTTCATCGGAATCAGAGCCGTTCATAATTTGAATACATTTTTTTACGGTATCTTCTTTGATTCTTCTATCTGTTTCCGGATGATTTCCGGCCACTTCAATTTCCGCACCAAGTAGAAGAGTAGTTTCCGGATTTTCATTCTCTATATAATGAGGAATATAATCTGGTTTATAATTATAAGAATGGATATACTTTTTCTCTGGTTGTGATATTTCATTAAATTCTATAGAAAAACTACTGGATTCGAATCTAGTTACTGATTGAAATTCAGAATAATTAAATAATCGCCTACCGTTTCTATCAGTTGCATATCTATCTGTGCTGTCAGAAAATCCATGCATTTGAACACTTTGACCATTGTAAGCAGCAACTCTTCCAGCTGTAATGTCTTCTGCAGTTATATAAATTGTTTCAAAATGTTGCGTAGGATACATAACGTAATCGTTTCTTTGATAATCATATCTAGCTCTGCCTTGATAAGATAATCTTCTTCCACATTTATATCTATCAAGACGCCCATCCGTAATACATCGCGGATCATTTATCCTGTCAATAAACCATTGAGAATAATTTGTATTTCCGGATTGAAAAGGACTAGAAAAAAAATGCTGTCCGCGGTCATCTTCGTAATATTCATAGTCCCTTAATAGCTCTTGACATTTATGATTGAATGTATCGGCTGGAATTACTACACTTGTTGTATCAGTATAAAGCGTAAAATTTATAATACTTGATTGACTATTAACAGCACTCAAGTATGCATAACGTGTCACCAGTTCCCCGTCCATTACGACGGGATCCTGGAGACTAATAGTATGTCCTTCATATGTAAAAGCTGGTAACAGTCTCATTAATTATTGCTCCTTTCAAATACTTCATCCGGAATAGTATCAAGCATAGAATCCTGAAGAATTTCTTCATCAGTTTTTCTTACATAATACATTTCCTCAATCAATGCTTCCGCATCAGAATGGAAGAGTTTTACCGCAAGTTCATAGAGCTGATCAAGCATTCCGAGAACACGATCTACATACTCAAGCTTTGATTTAATTCTTTTATTATCTGGGTTTTTATTGTAATTCTTGATTCTCACATCAAGATTGAAGTGATATTTTGCCTCGAATTCTCTATAAAGAACAGTCCAGCGTGATCCAGCCACAGCTCCGTGATGCCATGTCATGAGTCGGTTCAGAATCGCCCGTTTCTCTGAGGGAGTAATGTTTTTTGAGAATGCATCAATAATTTCCTGGCTGTGTTCTACCTGATCATTCAGAAGAGAGCATTCGTTATTGAGTTTTGCGATCTCCCTGGCATTCTCTTCAATGATCTTCTGGGACTCCAGTACTGCATGAGCAAGCAGTATCTCTTTCGGCATATTCTCCTGTCCTACAACATATCTCCCAGTTTTTCTAATACATGGCAATACCTCAGATGTTACCCAGTGCTTGAAACGTTTTGCAGATTCAAGTTTGCTGCTGAGGATAAGAGAGTAGAGACCGGATTCGTTAATGATAGTTACACTCCTTTTCTGACCTGCACTGTCGATTTGGCAGACCAGCTTATCCTCTGTCTCCACATGCTTTTTCAATGCTCCGAATGCGTCACTATATTTCAACGCCGTTGCCACATCTTTCCCCACAAACCATGGCTCTCCATCTTTCTCAATGCAGCGCAGATTTCCAAATTCTGGATGATTGAAGATCTCACACTGGGAAGCGGAAGAAGAAGGGGTGATTGGTGTAATCATATTAAGTGACGGTGTTCCTTTTGTTGTTACGTTTGTGTTCTCGTTCATGTTTTTCATTATTTTATTCTCCTTTAATTTAAATTGTTTACATTAAGTTTATAATTTACAGTATCGAATATAAAAAATTATCGTTCTATATCTTTATCTTCGTCATCACCTGCAGCACATAATGCCCAGATGCATACACTTACTATACCAATTGCGACTCCTGCAATAAATATTATTATTCCTGCTATCATTACAGTGATTCTCCTTTTAACATGTGATTTCTACTGGCTTTACCGGTTTTATATCTGGCGTGCGAATAGACGGATGAATAGACGGTTGAAGATCTTTTTGTACTTGACGTTCTGCATCTTTATTAAGATACTCGTTAGTTATTGTCGGACCAGTTTTCCACCATGGATTTGGTTCAATATCTCGATAATTCCATAATGGGGATCCGGAACCAGGCTTTGAATCTTCTTTTAGCTTTTCAATCAAAGCATCCTTCTTACCATCCTCAATACCTGCTGCATAAGCATCGTCGATAAGTTTCTGCAAGACTTCTTTTTTAATAAGAAGCTTTCCTGGCAAGTTCACCAGAGTTTCATACTCAAAAAATAACATTGGTTTCATAAATTATTCCTCCTCATCAAGATATACAAGCTTGTCAATATAGTTTCTGCCATCGCCTTTAAATATAGGAACATTCTTGTCCACATCCCAGTAAGATCTGTAGGTTTCGCATCTAATATCTCCAATTTTCTTTCCGTTATCTTTCACAGGTTCATATCCTTCATGATCACAGAATTTTTTGATACAACAGGTACCTCGTTGTAAAGATAATGGATAATCCTCCCAGGGTTTTATGGTACCCCCGGTAGCCTCCGACTTATCTCTAAGCATCTGTTTAATATCTTCGCAAGATTTATGCTGCAGCTCGGTGTGAGAGAAGTTCGCTTGGCCTACCATTTGAATCGAATTACGGATGGCATCTTGCTGCCTCCAATAGAAGAAATTTGTAACTTCTTCTTTCGGAATATCAAAAGCACATGATGCAAATGTAGCACCCTTATTTAACGCTCTGTGTTTCTTAATATATTGATTTGAATAACCATGGTCATGAATAGACATGTGTTCCATAATCACGACTTGCTCTCTAAAGCTTCTATTGAATGCAAGAGTAGCGAGAGAAGCAGCAGCTGAAGTAAGCTTTTGAATTCGATTATCAAACCATGCCTGCGAGTCAAGCCTCTGATAGTCAATAAGAAGAAGGTTGATCTCATCTGATTGAGTATAAGCCAGAACGCATCCTTGGATGTTCTCGCATAAATACTTTGCTGTATCTTGCATGGATCTTACAAGAATCTCATCAAAAGGTTTGTCCAATCCTTTGGTGAATGTGTGAAAGTGCATACCATCTATTTGAATGATAACCGGCGTGCGCCTCATAAGAGATTGGTCTGAGGTATACTTGTAGTTCTGCATTCGTTTGTCGAATTCTGTTAATTTCTTTGACATATTTAATTCTCCTTATTTGAATAAATTTATATTTTACAGTATCAAACTTAAAAAATATATTATTTATTATTGTTGTTTAGTTTTCAAGGTTCGACAACCAATAAAAGTAAATGATATAAAGTTTATATTTTACAGTTTCGGCATATGTTCATAATATCACTGCGATGTTGAAATGTCAATAAATTTTCTAAATGAATTTTGTCAATAAGAATAAAGTATTTTTGATAATACTGCAAAGTTCAAAAGTGACGGGATCATGGTGGCGATAAGAGAGTGCCAGGGAGGGATAACAACAATATGAAAATTATAACGACATTATATAGGAAGGAATTCAGTTTTATGGAGTTGGTAATGAATGATCTGTGTGAATAGTAATGCGGATAATTATGCATCGTTATGGTGTATTAAATGCATAAATATACATAATTTCGATGCAAATAGCGATAGGAATATTTATAAACAAAAAGTACTTTTTATGAGTGATATGTGAGCTTTGTGAGGATCAGTGCCAAAAGCTAAAAAGAGTGTTTATAGATATTCAGTAAAAGGACGTAGAATCGACATTTCATGGATCAGGGTGTGTAGGAGTATAGTGACACGAATTAAGGACGCTAAACGGCTGTTTACGGGGCTTATAAAGGCATTATTGATGTTGACGAGAGGTGAAATGGAGTTGAATGAGGGGTAGTGATGGGGCAGCAGAAAAAAATGAGTTGTAGATCTGAAGTCAGTGTGTGAGAAAACCGGCTTAGACCCTGGAAAAATTTCCACCCGCCTTTTCCAGTTGAAAGTACCCCTATACCGTTTTTAATAGGAATTAGTGGTGGTTTTACCATGTATATTTATGCAATTATGTAACACCAGACAGCCAGATTGCATAAAATAAGGGCTTTTTTGGGTACTTCGTTGCATATTATGCAATCTGGAAATTTTTTTGAAAAAATTGCATTTTTATTCAAAATAAAGGTTTCTGTATCGTACAGTATGGTACTATATAGTCAAGCTAGGAAACAAACCTAACCGGTGGGGTAAAAGCCCACACATATAGTAACAAGTCAATCAGCATTACACCTTGACAACTGAATAGCAAGTGTTTTTTCGTTCTTTCCCATATGGGAAAGTTGGGACAGGTACGGCGAAAGCGGTATCCCCCTAAACGGTAAAGAGTAACTATGGTGTAGGTTCTGCCCTATCTATAGTAGGAAGTGCGCTTTCCGAAACACGGCGGAAAAACACTGCGGTTATAGGTTCTGCCCTATGCCACCGACGTTCCCAAAAGCGGAGGACGTTCGTGCAATTCTACATATATGCTATATTGCACTTTCAGACTAATTGGTCTGAGGTGGTATAGGGGCAATCTATCATTTTTTTATACGGAGGTCGATTATGGCAAACACAACAATTAAACTCACAATTAAAGTCACTGAGGATAAAAAAACTGGCAAGCTTATTTTGGCATCTGGCGTGTATCAGATCCCCAAAAATATTATTGATACTAACTTGTTTAGCATCAGTTGTCAATACCATATTAATGATATGGTAGAATCTCAGCTTTCCGCCTCTGAAGCAAAAATCCGCGTTAAGTACGATGCGGAGGCGTCAAAGTCCAATATGGACGTCGACGTTGTTAATGCTTTAGAATCTCAGCTCACAGCGGCTGAGAAGCTGACAAGAAAGTGGAAAGAATACATCGCCGACTTTAATAAAAAAGTTAGTGAAGCATACGACGTGAAAGCGTTGTATGAACAGCTTGATAGTGATTCATATGCTCAATTATTCGCTTTAGCAGTATTGAAAGCTCGTAAAATTGGTGAGAATGACGTCGCGTTTACCGCTTCAAAAGTATCTCAGGCACAACTCTTTCGTTGTGTCCGGGAACTGACGCTCGACACATCATTAACTAAAGAAGAAATTAACGAACGTGTCACGAACGTGAAAACGTTCATTAATGACAACTTTGGTACGGAATCAGTAACAGGCTACTATAAAAAGAGTAACTTGTCAAAGCTGACGGCTCACAAAATCAAAGCCGATTTAGGTACACGGCTTAAAAAGAAATTAGCCTTTAATAATAAAGGCTATGGCATCCAGAACGAGGAAATCACCCCGTTCGATAACGCATTAAACGCCTTGTTTTTATTCTATACCGAACAGGGCGTAACAGAGTTTAACGGCGGTAAAGCTATTAAGACTGTTTCCGGTAACTCTGGGAAAATGGACTTGTCGAAAGTTCAGAAAAAATCAAAGTAACCTATAACAAAAGCCCTATCTATAAGATAGGGCTTTTTTAATGCCTAAAATTCCTGTATTGATCATGGTTTATATTCAATCATATTTCAGGAATTTTACAATCAGGAGGACGTTAAAATGAGAATCTCGAAAAAGGACTTGCTTAAATTTGCAAGTCATAAAATGAATATTGCACATGATTTTTCTGTGCAATATTTCACATATAAAATTCCGAAAAATGCAATTCATGGACGGATTGCAAAGGACTGCTGGTTCTATTGCACGGACTTCCAACAGTTCACGAAACCGGAACGCCGTTATTATGAGATTTTCATTTTAACGGACACTAAAGCCGGATTCCGTCCGGCACTGATTAATAAAAAGAGTTTTGTTGCTCTTTTAATCAGTCTATTTATAGCCGACAACGCATGGTATAACCAGAAATGCGTTGTCAAACCGGAATCAGTCTCTGTATACGATCCACGTTTAGGTCATAAGCGTGTGATTGACGGAGTTATCCGGAAACATAACAAGACCGTTCCAATGAACCGGAACGATTCTTGGAAAAATCCAGGTGAAATGCCGCTCAACATTGGTGAGTACATGGCAGCAGCTATGTACAAATATAAGAGCGGCGGCAAAAGCTCAAGAAACTAATAGGCTCTTCTCAAAGTAATAAGGGGGTGATATAATGGGAACTAAATAAGTTCTCAAAAGGAGGAGCAATTATGGCATTAGTTAATTCTGGAGACGTTAATGTTTCCGCATTTAAAAAAAAGAGTGAGACAGGTATGTATTATTTTACATATAAACATATCTTGTCTCATGCCAGAATGATTGAAGAGCAAAAAACAATGTTTTTCAACAACTGGGATGGGATGATGGAGTGGATGGATCGCTACTCCAAACTCCCTGATACCGAGATCATTGCTAATGGTCCGGCAATGTGGCGTGAGCGTGATGGTATGCTTATACCAGACACAAGTCACGACATGGTAAAATAACAATTAAATAATATCACACAGGAGAGCATAGCCCAATAAGCTATGCTCTTTTTGTGTACTAAAATCTCAGATTCTCACTCTATTCCTGTGAGGAGCAGGTATTATACATACTATATATATGTATATAGCAAGGTCAAACCTTGATAGAGTGATTGTAACTATATAGCCATAGTATACCCATTACACACTGGCTATAAACAATATCAAAACACTGGTGCAGAGTAATCACCATAAACTACTCAGAAAGAGGATATCATGATGAGAAAATATATCAACATTTCCGACAATTCCATTATTTATATGGGACGCATGACCGATATTAAAGCGATGTATAAGAGCATCGTTCGTGCATACCACAAATATGCCACGGATCTCATTCCGTTATTCTCAGAGACAAGATTTTCTGAGACAAGAATGACGTATGGGATTGTCATAGATGAAGATTCATTCTTCTATCCCATCAGCAGTGACACATTCACTGCAATGTTACTCACAGGCGAATTAGTAGAAATGGGAGAGGAGGATTAATCATGAATAACATGAAATATAACTTCGTAACTTTCGGAAACAACGTGGCGATCATTAATACCACGCCTCATTCCGTAACAATTCAGAATACAGACGGAACACCAATCACAGTTCCTAGCTCCGTAGTCCTCAACGCAAAAGCAGAAGAGAAACAGGTATCCGATCTGTTCGTAAAAACTGTTTTTGTACCTATGGAAGAGGGTAAGGAAATTATTTCTGAGATCAAAAAAGCTTTCGAGTCTCAGATTGGAACCGGAACTCTAGTGATTGTAGGTTCTATGATCGCAGCACAGGCGTATCCAGAGGATGTTGTGGCCATGACACCGGTTCCAAACTATGAGCGTGTAAAGCCAGCAGAAAAGAGAATGCGTTGTGATAAATTCACAACGTTTGCCTAAAATAGAAAATTGGAGGATTAATCATGATCATAACAAAGGAACATTACCAGATCGCAGCACTCGGGGATGGTTCCACTTTCAGATCCTACGAGGGAGAAAATCGTTGTCCACTTCCCGGAGATCGCCAGGTAACATTTTCCTCAGATGGAAATATCTATTACGAGGAATATAATTCTCAGATCCATCCTAAATGGGGCGTCCATATGATTGATGAGATTAAGGTCGTAAACGGAATTAATCACGAAACAATCAAAGACGCTTTTAACTGGGTATATAGATTATAAGGAGGACATATTATGTCTACTACAAAAGAATTTAACAATTTCATTGCTAAGGCTTTCAATGGCCTTAGTGCCAAAACACTGGTAAAGGAACTCACGATCACATCCTATCACATGCCGGCAGATATAGCAGCAAATTGGGTGTACGTCCATATCTTCCATGTGTTCACCAAGACTGCTACTTTAGAGGATATGGAAATCTTCCAGACTGTACAGGACTGGATCTTACATATAGACAGAACGGAAGTAGAGTCTATACAGCGTGAGATTGCAGAGCTTAAATACTGTATAGAGTACGGATATAAGTATCCCTCTATTGCATATATAAAAGAGAATGCTCTTGAATGGTACTTAAACCATATCATTACATTATCTGATTTCATATATGTAACTTATATATATATGTAACTTATATATATTATATACATTATATATACTATTAAACTAGGAGCTACGGAAACAAATTCTGTTTCCAGAAAGGAAATAAATTATGAAAAAATATGTCGTTTTTACCATCATTATGGCTCTTATTTGTACCACTATAATAGTTGACGCAACGGAAATAAATTCCGGATCAACCAGGGATTATATTGATTCCTCACTCTATCCGGCTACAGGGATAGTTATAACTATTGCTCATGGCTCTGAGTATGAAGACATAACCATAGAGCATACCAACGGAAACACGTTCCAGTTTACTGCTCCAGCTACAGATTGTTGGGAGCTTGGTGATCTCGCATCTTGTATCATGGATTCCAACGGAACTCCGGATTCTGTATACGATGATAAAGTACTGTCTGCATGGTACTGTGGATCACCGGAACAGTTCACTTCAATCATGCACTGATACTGTAAATTATAAACTATATTAAAATTTCTGGAAAGGGAAATCACTATGAAAAACAATATGAAATCACGTAAAGCATACAACAAGAAACTTACTGAAAGAAAACGCAAAGTAACATTGATTAAAGGCAGCCTCGGAATGGCTGCTTTTTTCATGGTCGCATCTATTGCCGGAAACATTGATACTGATGCTTATAACGGTATCCACAAGGTAAATGGAACTGTAGAGGCATCTGAAATCATTGCTGACAACGGAAACACGTATGATGTAGACGGTTTCCAGGATGGAATAGAAGTGACCATCAAACTTAATGGGCAGGGAGAAGTATTGTCCATCGTCAGTAAATAATCACAGGAGGATATAAAAGATGACAGTAAGCGAAATCAAAACAGCAATCGAAAATGGAACAAAGGAATTTATTTCTATGGCAGAACAGACACAATATACCGTTGTCAAAGGTTCTCTTGGATGGAGAGCTGACGGAGTGAACATTCATTCCGGAACAGACGAAGGATTCTATTTCGAGGATACACTGGAACTCCTTGCTTGTAGATTATCAGAAATTGATGATCTTGAATTAGCAAACTAAAACATTTGAATTCCCTCATTGTTAAAGAAAGGAGTATCTATATGAGTTATCCAGCAAGGCAAATAGACCCAACTAAGCCTTATAAACTCCGTATCTATGTTAAATCAGGTATTCACAAGGGAGATCTAAAACGTCAAGAATACTTCTCCAACCTAAACGATCTCGACCGTAGATACAAGGAGCTTGGTCCTAATAAATTCGCTGACTATGCCTTAAATCCTACAGCATGGCAACTTGTCAACGGAGAATGGCTCAGGATGTTTGGATATTAAAGAAAGGAGCAAAGCAAATGAATGTCAAGACAGCATTAAATATTCCTGCGTCCATGTCTTGGGAAGAGAAATATAACACGATAATCAATGCTCTCGGAAGAGAAAATGTTGAAAAGTGCATCCCATTTACCATGGATCATCTAATTGAAATGTATAGAAAAGATAAAAATTTTAATATACATAAAGATGTTTGGGATCGAGCGGCAGGTTTCTTATTCCAGTATAATCCTAAAACGAAAACAAAAGATGTGAAAATTATTAACAGTTGCTTAATATCTCTTATGAAAAAGAAATTAAATGTAACTGTTTTTTCATGTGCAGAAAATGTATGCATTCTAAAAGAATGTGCCAAGAACATGATACAAGAAGTAGAACAGGAGGAAAGCAAATGAAATATTCGCCAAGAGAAATCAGATCCCTCTCAGATAAGAAACGTCATGCTATCATCGGTGATATTGCAAGGGAAGTAAGAAATAAACGAAGCACAATCAAGACGCTGCATAAAGTGCATCCCTTGAACATGACAGAAGAGGAAGTGCAGCTTAAGATCCAGGATCTCACAACACAGATTGCAAAAGCAGATCATTACCGGCTTCAGCTTCTATATCCCGGAATCGAAGCAATTTACGAGGATAGAATTATTGAAATCTGTGGTAAATCTTCGGTAAAGGAAATGGTATCCAATGGATTAATCGAGTCTTGTGCAATGATCAACGGGCGGAAGCTCTATGCTTTATAAATATGAGAAAGGAGATAAATTATGAACAGTACGTCACACGCAGACAATATGATCCCGCTGGTTGGGACACAAGCTAAAAGAAAGAATACTTCTCCAATAGAATTCGATTGGGAGAAAGAAGTAAGGAGCTTGATGTTAGACTTTCGTGTACCTCTTGTTGTAAGAAATACTATTTGCGATGAGGTCGAAAGGGAAGCGAAAATCACAGACAGCAGCAGCGTGCTCTACGAAAGAGCAAGACGTAGAGCACTGGAATATGTATTTGCATAAACAAATATCTATAGAAATCAAAGACAACTAAATAAAACTAATATAAAACAAAAGGAGAATAAACATCATGAAAAACTTCGAAGAAATCAAAGAAATGCTCACAGGAAACAAAGCAGAAAGAACTACAGAAGGTAAAATTATCACACCATCTGTATTCGAAAAGAAATCACTTTACAATATGGCAATGTCAAATGTACAGACTATTGGAGGGAAACAGTTCTGTACGATCCCATTGTCACTCCTGGAAGTAGATGAAGAATATCAGAGATTGTCAACAATCAATATGAGTAAAGTAAAAGATTTAGCTAGCCACTGGGATGAAAATAAATGCGATCCAATCCTTGTATCACCACATCCAGAGACAAATACATTTGCAGTTATTGACGGAACTCATAGATTTCTTGTCAAGGGAATTTATAAGGAAGATATGATCGTTGCTTCTATTGCTATTGGATTATCAGAAGATCCAAAAGAAAGACAGGTGCAGGAAGCAGAATTGTTCTCTGAACAGAATACACATGTAGACCATCTCACTCCAGCGAATAAACATAAGGCTTATGTTAAAAGAGGAATCAGAAAATACTGCATTCTGGATGAATGTATCAAGGGAAGAAAATTACTTATTAGTCCGTATGAATTAAAAAATCTTCCACAGGCACAGCAGGACGCATTATTATCTGATGGATATAGAATTCTTTCCGGATATAGTGATGCAGTGGCGGCAGCAGCCCTTAATAATGGAAAAGAGATTCTTACAAATATTTTAGATATTATTGAGAAATCCGGATATAATCTTGCTCCGAACGGATATTCATCAAAAGTTATCCGTCCGGTAAAAGCTGTATTAAATATGCATGGAAATGATCCAAGAATAGTTCGTGCAATTACGGAATACTTTATCAAAACAGAGCCGAATATCTTTATTGCCAATGCATTAGCCAGATACCCAAAACGGAAAGCAACAGAAGGCAGAATCATTTATCTTGAACAGGAAGTAGCTAGAAGAATTGGTGAAGCTCCGATGTACTACGGAGGAGATATGAGAAAAGTTACTTCTGCCATCAATGTTCAGCACGCTCACCAGGCAAACCAGGCAAAAGAAACCAAGGTAATGTAGTCTTATACTGTAAATTATAAATTTATAAAAAACTATTGAATTAAACAGGGAATTGGATTATAATAATTCTCAAATAAGACTGTAAAATATAAACTTTATATAATAAAAACAAAAGGAGATTGATGTTATGATGGAATTAAATGAGCTTCAGAACTATGAAGAAATG